GTCAATAGAGTTACCTTTAGGCTTGCTGTAATACGCTGCCGGGTCGCGCAGGCAGAGCAACTGGTATACCATATACGCTACGGCAAGAGTCGACATAAAGTCCTTGCCAGAGCCCTTGCCCAACTGCATGACAATTTCGTTCTTTCGGTTCCGCCACTTTTCAGCACCAACCTCTGAGCCATACAGGGAAATCAGGGTGTCTTTATGGTAAATCTGGGAAGCGGCATCGACAATCTGGAACTGTAGGTCAGAAAGACGCATTTCGTTCTTGCCGAAGTCAGTAATGTTGAGATACTCTTCGCCATATAGGAAGGTACTGAGGTCTACCGGGCGTTCCTCAAAGTCGTCTCCTGAGACGAGATTCATCAACTCGTCATATGAGAATCCGCTCATCAGGCGTCAGACCTCTCGATGGTTTTGAAAATCCTACCGAGGCTCTCCATGATGAACTGCTTTGACTCCGGGTACTTCTTCCCGACCTCGCGCAGGAGGTTCTTGATTTCCTCAACCTGCTGCTCCATGACGACCAACTGGTCTCCGAGGGCGGCATCATCGTAGAGCCCGGCGCGCTGCAATACGTCCTGACGGGTCTTAACCGCGTCAGCGAGGTTCTTCATAATGGCATTCTGGTCACGGGCGGTATCCGCTGACGCATAGATTTGCCAGTATTCGTTAACAATCTGGTCGTAGGTCTTATCGAACTCTACGAGGGCTTGGGCTGCTCGCTGCTTGATTTGCTCATTGTTGGAGGAGATATCCCGCCACTCGTCCAAAAGACCAACGACGACAACCCTAGACAGGCCGGTATCCTTTGCAATACGGGTGGCATTGGTCACACCCTTTAGGACATACTCGTCAATGACATGCGCTAACTGCTCTGCATGCTCTAGGATTGCCACTTCGCGGCTCATTATGAGTGTCCACCGTTTCTGGTGGGACTCCACACGCTACCGGGGGCATCAATAAGGCGCTTTAGCGGCTCTCCGCAGACCTCACAACTCTGGTCATCACGCTTTGAAATTGGAACAATCTTGCTAAACGGCTCCGCTTCCGTGGGGAACCAACAGTGCAGGCATTGGAATGTATACATGGGCATAAATCAATTATACCATGAATTTCTAGTCGACTAAAAGTAAACTACCGCTCAACCGAGAAAATACTCTACCTGATTCATCAGTTCTTCAAGGGTCGAGTCGTTCTGTAGCCTAAGGTCAAATGGGTAGTCGTTCATTTCCATTTCTGATGCATGGTTGTTGGCTGGCTCAATGCCGGGGCGGTCGATTCTCCAAATCTCTCCACCAAAAGACTTCACTGCTTCGGCCTCGTTACGGAAACGAACGTCAAAGAAAACCACCTTGTCATACGCTGCGGCATTACGGGATGTCACGTCTACCCAGACGTTTTCGTGAATCTTTCCCCTACCGGCCTCGGTGCCGGTGCGCTGGATTAGCGTCCTGAGGTTCCCGTCGAAGGGGGAGTTCTTGTATCCCTGCCAACCATACTTGTCAATGACTAGGGATAGACGCCAATACTCTTCTTGCCCATCCATACGGACTAGTGGGTCTTGTACATATAGAAAATCTCTCAGTGCATCGGCAAATGCAATCTGGTTGAATCCGTGGTACCTAACCATAATCTCAGCGACAGTGTCTTTTCCAGCCTTTGACCACCCTGATAGTCCTACTGCTCTCATTTATTCCTCAGTCCAAATCTATCCAGCCAACGATATACCTGCATCACCGGCTTGCCAACTTCATCTGCAATTTCTTTTTCGGTCTTTTTCTCAACGATATAGCGCTTTTCCAGCCACGCCTTGCTGTACAGCGGGGATGATGGCTTCTTCTTATGGTACGTCATTCGAACACCAGCATTGCTTGGTTCTTTACCCCGAAGTACCCAACGCCTACGGCGTCGCCTACGTTGTCGGAGCCACTTTCGATTTGAGCAAACTGTCTTGCCCATACAAGGGTCTTGTGCTTTCTCATTTCCCGGCCCTTTGTCTTGTACCATGTATCGGACTTACCGGGAAACTCTTTTCTAATTTGAGTCTTTTCCTCAGCTTTTAGGTTAGGGTTTCCGATAAAGGTCTGCCATTTCAGTGGCTCGACCTTTGACACGGGCATATCACATGCATTGAATGCTCCCATAATTGCTCCGAACATGTAGGATAGAGAAATTGCAGTCTTAGGGTTGTTTCCGACAAAGACAGCACCCTCCAATACTACCACGTCTGCTTTTAGCATACCGGACGCAACCATTGATGGAATCGTTGCATGAATAAAGCCAAGACGCTTCTGTGCCGACGCACCCTCAAAGAAGATTTCACCGCATGTGACGAACTCTCCTCTGTGCCACTTTGAGAATGCCAGCGACTTAGTCGAACAGTCCAGACCAAGAATGGTGTCGTACTTCTTGATGATTGAGTTAACTGTCACCATTATAGATTTTATACATCCTCTCTGCCTCTAGTCGCCTATCTTGGCCCTCACACTTTGCACATATACTCGTTTCGTTATACCGGCTCAACTTGGTACCACACCCTCGCGCGCACATACGCTGTTTACCGGCCCTACGGGCCTTGGCGTTATGGTAAGTCTCCTTTAACCTAATGTTGGTCTCTTCCCGACAATGCTCAGACGTGCAGTACACCTGATTGTGCCGACGAGGCGTAAACACCACGTCACAGAATCTATAGGCGCAAGCGATGGGAGTCATGCTCGGGCTTCCCCCGTTGGCGGGTTGTAGACTTCCATGGCACCAATCTTATCTGAACCAATGGGGAGCCTGTTTTCGTCATCGTCAGCGAGACCGATGTTCCAGCACTTGTTGAATACCGGGCACTCGCGGCAAGCCTTGTTCTTCTTCGTCCAAGGAGCCTTGGGGATTTCTCCACCATCGGTGAAGTTCTTGTGGACGGCGCGCATCCACTCCAAGGCATCATCGAGAACCTTTTTGTTGGTCTCGTCCATGCGAATCTCAATAATTGCAATCTGGAAGGTGTCCCGTTCCTCATACATCAAAAAGCCATGGTCTAGGCCGGTGATGTGCATGTAAATGAGAATCTGATACAGGTGATAGGGCGCAGGCTTATTGTAGGTTGCCCTCCAACGCCAAATATCGGAAGAGGTCGTCTTGATTTCACCAACGACTCTCTCTCCATCAATCTCTAGGATGAGGTCAATGTAGCCAAAGATGGGTGGGTCGTCCAACTTTGCCTCGTGTTCCTGCCTGCCGGAATCGCTATCCTCGCGGGTTCTTTTACCAGTGACGGCCACAGTTACCCCGGCCTTTTCTAGAGCCTCCTGAATGCGCTCGTGGGCCGCTGTGCCATGTGCCATGGTGGCTACGCCAACCGCATCTGGTGTCTCTTCGAACCAAGCGCCACCAAAGGCAATATGCCAGAATCTTGGGCAAGTTCCCTTACCATATCCGATAGAGGAAGGGGCAAAGGACTTCTTCATCTTGTCACCCGGCTCACGGGCGGATAGAAGATACCCGGCCTCTAGTGCCTGCTCTAGTTTTGCAATAGTAAAGCCAGTACGCTTATACGATGGCTTCGTCTTGATTGACGCTACAATTGACCTACCCATTAAATCCCCGACCTCGCATGGTACTTCAAAGCCTGTACCAACTCGTTCAGGGCATCCCTTAGAGTGTAGTATAGATTCTTCTTTTGGACTTCCTTGTTACCGTCCTTACCGATACCGGTATAGTACGTTGCCAACACGGCAAACTTAGTGGAAAGCGACTGCAACTCGATGATGAGTTCGCTGATTTGCTGCGGTGGAACCCCGGATGGGTCGGTCATAAACTTCACCACTAGTTCAAGGGCTCGGTCAACCTGTGCGTCATCCATGAACTCGTGAATGTCATTGAACTCGACGACCTTACTTAGGGCCTCTAGGGTTTCACTCATCGGAAACCACCTCGTAAATATCATAGCCTAGTTCGTCGGCCTGCCCAGTATTTACATATGTCGCTTTAGCGTAGTCGATTTTATTGAGATACGACTTGCCAGAAACCTCTACTTTATCACCGAATACTTCCCACTCACCGGCATAAAGAGTATTACCGTCAAATGGGCCTCCCTCTAGATAGATGATGGTGCTCACTTAGTGAACCACCCCATCCACTGCCAGATGCGCGTGCCATTCTTCAAAATCGTATTAGACGGCTTGTATGAGCCCTTTTGATAGGGGAGGGGCGCATAGAGGTCAAAGTCGCGGTCGGCATAGAGGTTTACCTTCGGGTCGAGCCTTTGGACAAGCAACTCATACTCTCCATCACGGATATCAGCGACCTTCCCGTTCTGGGGACCGCCCTTAAACTTGGCTCTCATACTTCTCCTCCCATGCTTGAAGCATTTCAAAAAACATCTTTTCCTCCACGACCCAAAGGCGCAAAGGGGACTTCTCACCTAGCACTACATTCAATGCCGGAATTCTTCGCTCTTTGCGAATCGCGTCGGTAGAGATTTTACCCCACATGGTACGAGAAAGTCCAAAAGACTTCTCGTACTCTTTTACGTCTACAAGAAACGGTCCAAGAGTGGCATCGCCCTTGTGATGCCCACGCCCGGAGTTTTTCTGTGGTTTTCCACCGAAACGGGCGACTTCCTGCTGCTCGGTCCTGTTGTCAGCCATAGTTATACTCAATCTTCGTGACGTGGCCCTCTTCGCAGGTCCACGTAAGAATCTGCTTGTCCACCAAGTAAGTGGCCTCATAAACGTATTCGAAGCATGTGTGGCACTCAAAGGTGCCGCCCATGGGAACGCCCTGCTCGGGCTCTTTTGGGGTTGATACGATTTCAGGCAACTTCTCCACCATTCCTTGCTAGATGCAGGTCTTCCATAACTGAGGTAAACAGTTCTTGGTCATTCCTCAAAGCCTCGGTCAACTTGTCCTGACCCTGCCACTTTAGTTCACCATAGTTGAACCACGCGCCGCCCTTACTGATTACACCAAAGGCTACTGCTGAGTCAACTAGTTCACGAATGTTGTCAATACCGGCCATTGGGCCAGCGTAAAACATGCGATAGGTTCCTGTGCCGAATGGAGAGCCCAACTTGTTCTTACGGACAACCCAGTCAACGTCTCGCGCTACCGGTCGCTTGAACAAATGACCGTCAAGCATGACCTCTTCCTCAATTTGAGCATTCGGTGATGCAGAAGAGTTTAACTTGACAATTGTCGAGCATGCGAACAACGTCTTTTGACCACCGTGCGGTACCTGCTCAGTATAGGACTGACCAAGGAATGTCGTAGTCTGGCTAATCAGAACGATTGCCGTAGACTTGTTCACATAGTGCATGCCATTGATGAGGGCTGTAATAGCCTTGGCCTGAGAGCCAATCTGCTTACGGTCCTCTTGGGAATTCAGTTCCCCGCCCTTGCCGATGAACACCTCTGGAAGGATATCGGAAATAGAGTCGATGACTAGTACGTCTACCTCGGCTTCAAGCAGGGGACGAATGTCATTTTCAAGACGCCCGGACGCCTTTGAGCCAACAATGATGAGTTCGTCAATGTTGACCCCGAGACGCTTGGCCCACTCTGGCTCAAATGCTCCCTCTACATCGGCCCATGCACAGACAAGACCGGACCTTTGCCACTTAGCGATACTTTGTAGCAGAAGTAGGGTTTTTCCCGACGAGGGTGTCCCAAAGAAAAGGGCCATGCGGCCCTTGGCAATTCCGCCTCCAAGTTCCTCTGTGAGGTTGATGGACGCGAGCGGGAGTCTCTCGATTTTGGTAGTTGCAGCAGTTCTCACTGCTGCCGCGACCTTGGGATTCAGTTTTTCTAAAAACGTTTGGTAGGACAATTAATAGCCTTTCTTTATCCCTCTATTATACCATCTTTCAGCGGTTGTCGCCACTGCCGTTGAGGACTCCACGGTTCTGGCGAGAGGCCAACTTATCCATATTGGTACGGGCCACCTCACTCAGGGCGAGGTCAATCTCATTTGACAGGTTAGCCAACGCCCAGAGAACGTCACCCATTTCCTTGATGATTCCGTTACGTGTGTCGTTGTCGCCGTCACGAAGGAACTTGGCCCACTTGCCGCTTAGTTCCCCGGCCTCTTCTGCTACCAGAGCAAAACAGTAGGACAGTGCTTTCTCTGAGCCAGTACCGGCCTCAGGGTAGATTGCGGTGCCGACAGCGGCTTTCTGGTAGTCCAAGAAAGTGGGAGCGCGGCGTGCATCCTCTTGAACCTTTAGGGCCTTTCTGGTATCTACCACTACTGCCTCCTGCTCGGCCTTAACCTGACCGGACTCCATCCTGTTCGCAATTGACTCGGGAGACTGCGCCCCGCCCCAACCCTCTGTCTTTCCTGATGCGTCTTTTGCCGTGAATACCATTATTCCTCTTCTTCCTGAATGGGCACTAGTGCCAAAACTACTTTCGAATTTTCTTCTAGCCATGTTAGTGAGAACTGGTGCCCCACCAACCGGGGGTCAGCGAAATCTTCCTCGCTGATGCTGATTTCTCCCCCACTGGCAACCAACGCTGCCGCAAGGAGGGTGGCGAGGGACAGTTGTCCCAACGCTTCTTCTAACTCAGTAGCCATGCTTGCTCCTTAATTCGTGAATGAACACGGTTCCATCTTCCATTTCACGCATTTCTGCATCAATGATTCTATCATCCGTCAAAACGGGCTCCATCCTTCGGAAACTCTTGGGCCATACCATCGCAGCCCCTAGTTTACCATTAGAGTCCATAAGAATAGCAGTTCCCATGTCGTCGCCCTTCTTTGTCTTACGTGGCTTAAAGGCTACAACCTTGAACCGTTCCTCGCGCGGGGGGACGACCTCGCCAAACAGATACTTCGATAGCATTCCGTTTGCAGGGTCGATATCCTCCGCATTGACGTACTTGATGATAGAGTTATTGGCTACAAGTAGGGCGTACATCTTTCCCTCTTCCAGAGCAACGTCTTGCGAGGCGAACGCTGTGGCTGCCCCGGACTCGTCAATCATGGTTACTCTAGCCCAACCGGTGCCGCGCTTGATTTCCAGTACGACACCCAACAACACCATTGTAGCATCTTCTAGATAGTCCTCGGCAGGAGTAATCCTAGAGATAACGTCTGGTGGCAACTTCTCCATGGAGAAGGCCGGGATATCCAGATACTCATAGTAGTGCTCACGTTCGTCTCCTGTAAGGGGATTGTCGTCAAACTCTGCCGCGCCTACAGCATTCATGGACGCAAGCATCTTGACGTTCA